TCACCACCGTTAACAAGTGATCCAGCGAACTTTGATAGTCGTGCAGATACCTTATACGGTACGTCACTGCCTGCGGTAATCAGTGCGACAAACACTTGGTCAGGGCAAGTTAACACCGTCTCTGGTGAGGTCAATACAAACGCAACAAACGCAGCAGCAAGCGCAAGCTCTGCGACCAGTTCTGCATCAAGTGCAACCGCGTCTGCCAGTGCCGCATCAGGCTCTGCTAGTTCTGCATCTGCTAGTGCCTCAACGGCAACAACCGCAGCCAACAACGCTGCTGCCAGTTACGACTTATTTGATGACAGATTCTTGGGTGCAAAAGCATCAGACCCAACACTTGATAATGATGGCAATGCTCTGGTTACTGGTGCTATTTATTTCAACACATCTACAACTGCTATGCGTGTTTACAACGGCGCAGCGTTTCAAGATACCGCAGCAATCGCCACAACGATTAACCTGGCAACACAGACCACAGGTACGCTAACCACTGCGAAAGGCGGCACAGGCTCGACATCAACACAGTTTGCAAACCTAACGACTAACGTAACTGGCACATTACCTATTGCCAACGGCGGCACAGGTTTGACGGCTCTTGGCACTGCCGCACAAGTATTGGCAGTAAACTCTGGAGCAAGTGCATTGGAATACGTTTCATTTGAAGGCGCAGCACCTGCACTAAATATCTTTCTCTATCAAAACTTTGGTTAAGGAGTAACACATGGCTATCAACACAGCACCTATGCTTTACAAGAGACTTTACAACGCAATGGCTGGTGGTGGAGCGCAGACAGCCTGTACAACCCGTGGCCCGACTGCAACGGCTTCCTTGGCTAGTGCAAACATTTTAATCTTAGTCCCGACAACTGGTAACACAGATGGGCGGCGAATTGAGAAGATAAGCATTAAGGCATCGTCAACATCGTTTACGTCAGCAAGTATGAACGGAACAGTCACTGTCTGGCGGCATAACGGAACAACTGCATTCCCGTTGTTTGAAATTGTTTGCACTGCTGTAAACCCTTCTACAACAGTAAGCAGTTATGAAATTGAATATCCTTGTGACATTAGACTGCAAACAACAGACGCGATTTACTTTTCAACAAGTATTACAACTACTGCGTCAACTACTGCGTTTACGATACACGCAGAAGGCGGGGACTACTAATGGCTTTAAATAATTTGAAGGAAGGACTGCCGTCAATTAGCACGACTCAAGAGTTCCCAGCAGTAGGAGATGTTGTTTTATCTGCTAACGCATTACCTGCCCCAGAGTATTTAGTTGCTAATCGAGCAGCGTATTTGCAGCAATCGTTTCAGAAACTGTTTTCAGTTATTGGTTTGCAGGCGAACAAATTCTTTACTCAAGCAACATTAGGGTCAGCCATAGACGGAACTCCTACCGGCCAGCAGTTTAGTAGTGACGGGCGGTATCATGTTGTTGGCGGCTTAGGCCCATCTGGCGACACTGCGCGTATATACAAACGCACTACAAATATTACATACAGCATGTTAAATGATTTTTTTGCAGCTGGTAGTATTACTGGAGCTACTATTACAAAAGATGGATCGCATTTTGCTTTTTGCAATAATTCAGAACCAATTGCTAGTGTTTACAGGCGAAACGCGAATGACACATTTACACAATTAACACTTCCGTTTCTACCAACTGGAACGAACGGGGTTGCTATTGCGCTTAGTCCTAGTGGAAGATATCTAGCACTTGCCTCTTTTGGTTCTCCGCGTATTTGTATATATGTCAGAGACGGAGATACTTTCACAAAAATTTTCCCAGACACGGATGCACCGGCAGAAATAGTATCAATGGCGTGGAGTAGGGATGAAAAAAATCTGGTTTTTATTACAACAAACTCTGTATATGCATATACAGTTGTAGGTAATACATTTACACGAACATCAACCTTGGCATCAAACTTTGATGCAAGTAGCCACCAAGTAGCTCTTTCACATGATTATCGCTTTATAGCAGTTGCAACTACTGGCACAGAAAAAGTAGCAATGTATAAAAACAGGCTAGGGCTTGCTGGTAATGATTGGTTTAAGTTACCTGCTGTTGACGTTGTCCCGACTGCTACATGTAGGGGCGTTTCTCTTAATCCAGATGGCTCTGTAATGATAGTAACGCAAGATACTTCACCTTATGCGAGGGTTTATCGAAGAACAGGTGAACGATTCTTTTTAGATACTTCTATTTCAGGGCTTACTCTATCTATGAGTGGGCAAGGGCTGAAAGTTGCAAATAGTGCAGACGGGCTATTTACTTCAATCGGTGAATATAATGCTGGCCCAGCACTAAGAATTGTTAAGAATTTTAATTACGATGAAACAGCTTCTTTTGTTCTACCAGATGTACAAAAAGAAACAGACACTACCAATACTACTCCGTATATAAAGGCTCTATAAAATGATTTTATATTGCACAGATACTTATGGCGTTTACACACATTGCGTTGAAGTGTCGGCGTTTTCACCTCTACTTGCTGGCAGTGTATTTGTGGAGCCACCAGCTACTACAGGCGCACAGGTCGCGCAATGGATTGGTGAATGGGTAGTTCTTGATGAATACCCACAGCCTGCACAACCATCAACGGAGGAGCTACAAGCTGAGGTCAGGGCAAAGCGAAACCAACTACTTGCAGCATCAGACTGGACACAGGTTATAGACGCTCCAGTTGATCAAGCAGCGTGGGCAACGTATCGCCAGGCACTTAGAGACATCAGCGCACAGGCAGGCTTTCCAGCAACTGTTGTCTGGCCTACGCAGCCAGAATGAGGTAGATCATGGAGATTAACGAACAGCATTTGAGAACCATCGTGCGCGAGGAAATGAAATCCGCACTAAAGGAAATCGGCCTGCATGATGATGATGCTGGCGATGATGTCCGTGATCTACGCTCCCTGATAACTGATTGGCGCGGCATTAAGAAAACCATCTGGCAAACCATAGCAAGGGCTGGCACAGTGTTTGTGCTTGGCCTGCTGATGCTGGGTGCTTGGTCTAAGATAAACGGCGGCGGTGGTAGCCCTGAATGATTGATCCGGTCTCCGCTTTAGCCATAGCCACATCTGCCTACAAAGTCATCAAGCGTGGCATTGAGATGGGTCGTGAGTTAGAGGATATGGGCGGTCAATTGGGAACCTGGTTCTCTGCCGTCAGTGATGTCAAATCCGCTGAAGAAGAGGCAAAAGACCCGCCACTGTTTAAAAAGCTTTTAAGTAAAAACTCAGTTGAGCAAGAGGCTATGCAAGCACTCTTGGCTCGTAAAAAGATCGAGCAGCAAGAACGTGAACTTCGGGAACTGATAGTCTATAAGTGGGGAACTGACGCTTACGTTGAGATGCTTAGGGATCGCACAAGAATCAAAGACACCCGCGCAAAGGCGATTCAGAACCAACGGCGCAAGATGCGTAAACTTATTGCTAACGTGTTAACTATCGGTGCAATTCTTACGCTGGTGGGCATCATAGTCGCTTTCATTATCGGCATAATTTCAAATTTAGGGTAATCATCATGTTAAGTTTAATATCAAGTTTAATGGGTTTTGCTGCTGGTGGCTTGCCGAAAGTACTGGATTTTGTACAGGATCGTGGCGACAAGAAGCACGAACTTGCAATGATGGCTGCTAATCGTGAGCGTGAGATTGCACTCGCCCGTGAAGGCTTTGTGGCACAAGCTAGGGTAGAAGAAATCAAAACAGAGCAGGTTGCCATGCAGACACAAGCCCAAGAAAAGCTTGCCATGTGGAAACATGACATGAAGATCGGTGAGGGTGCTAGTACGTGGGTGATCAACCTCCGTGCCAGCGTAAGACCCGTGGTAACCTACTTGTTTGTGGGTCTCCTAATCGTCGTTGACGTGGCCGGTATCTGGTATGCGTACAGCACGGGTGTCGCCTTTGCTGAAGCAATGGACATGGTGTTCAGTGATGATGAGATGGCTATCCTGGCCGCAATCATCTCCTTCTGGTTCGGCAGTCAAGCGTTCAACAAGAAATGAGTATATCCGAGGCTGGCATCCAGTTGATCAAATCCTTTGAGGGCTGTCACAATCAGCCCTACAAGTGTCCTGCTGTGCTTTGGACGATTGGGTATGGAAGAGTACTCTACCCAGATCAGGCGCGGCTTAAAACAGACCAGAGAGCCAGCTATCCACTGAGATCAGAACATAACAGGCTTTGGAATGCTGACGAAATTGACGCGCTTCTTGAGGCAGATTTACTACGGTTTTCGGCTGGCGTATTACGATTATGTCCTTCTAGCAATGATAATTCTTGCCATCATGATGCGCTGGTCAGCTTTGCGTTCAATGTGGGGCTAGGCAACCTTCAGTCAAGTACCCTGAGACAACGATATAATCGTCACGACTACGATGGCGCAGCAGAAGAGTTCCTTAAATGGACTAAGGCTGGCGGCAAGGTCTTGAACGGGCTGGTCAGACGCAGAGAAGCCGAACGAGCCTTATTCCTGTCCGGTGGCTAACCTGTCCAGTATCTCCTGCACCTGCTGCTGGGCTTTATCAGCCCTTTGCTGCAACGATAGCTCTGGGTCAGAACATAGTACTGCTATTGAGCCAGAATCGTCTGGAGCGCAGCACAGGACGCTTCCAGATG